TCATATTTTGGCACTCATCAACTATTACTATGCTATTTTTAAATGTTAGACCTCTTACTAAATTTACAGGGACAAAGTTTATTACACCTGATTTTAGAATGTGATGGACATCAGTCGGAGATAATAGCTCGTTCAACTTGTCCATAAGTGGCATAGACCAAGGATGAAATTTTTCATGTAAATCTCCCGGTAAATGCCCGAGCTTGTTAGTAGCAGATTCCACAACACTTCTAATATAAACTATTTCTTCTACCTGATATTTGCGTAAAAGTAGTAGTGATGCTAAGGCTGCGACAAATGTCTTCGCGCTTCCAGCCGGTCCGTTTACTATACACATATTAGTGGTTTGTTCTAATATGGTTGTGAGAAATGCTTTATGAACATCGCTCAGAGGAAATTCATTTTTAATTTCAAATTTATTGTTCCACTGTCTCTCTAAGCTCGATTCAACCTCGCTCAGAGGACCCGTCTTAGGCCTCGTTTTTCTTGGCATATACGTTTATTTAGTCAATTAAGTTTTGATTTACCCTAATATAGAAGTAAATATACCATATGAGAATAGCAGTTTCTGGCACAGCAAACACTGGTAAAACTACCTTTATTAAGGATTTTATTAATAAATGGCCTTCTTATAAAACTCCGGAAAAAACTTATAGAGATATAATTGTTGAAAAAAATCTGCCCCACAGTGATAAAACATCTATTGCTACCCAGAGAGCTATTTTAGACTTTCAAGTAGAGACTCAATCATCTTACTCTAAAGATGATAATGTAATTTTTGATAGATGCCCGCTTGACAATTTAGTATATTCAATGTGGGCACTTAATGAGGGCAATAGCGATATCGATGAAAAATTTATTGAAGAGTCGATTCCACTAGTGAGAGAATCGATGAAAAATCTTGATATTATCTTCTTTATTCCGCTAACCAAGGTAGCTCCTATTGCTATTGTAGATGACGGAATGAGACAAGCTAATGAAGATTATATTAAAGAAGTTGATTATATCTTTAAAGAGTTTCAACGAAGATATAGTCATCAGTCTTTCGAGCCTTTTTTTCCTCAAAATGATGTACCAGCTTTGATTGAGATATTTGGTTCGCGGCAGGAAAGATTAGCTATAGCTGGTCTTTATATTGATGTTGACGGGGACGCAATCGAGGGAGATATGGAGTCCTTGTTAGGAAAAGAAGCTGTGGAAGAGCTCTTTAAATCTCAAAAAGACGAGCTTTTTAAGACTAAAAACGTTATTTTTAGTTAAAATTGTTCGTCGAGATTTACCCCTAGTAGATCATAAATATCGTCCTGTGAAACTCTTTCTAAAATAATTTGAGCCGGGTAAGTTGTACCATTATAGTGGGCGTAATTTAATAGAGGTGGTTTAGGAATTACGTTATTATTGAGAGATCCGTCGCCGAGGACAATATTACCGTCAGTCGAGACGCGCAGACCTACTCTTGCGGTTTTACATATATAGAAGAAACCATCAATGGTAGATGTTATTGTTCGTTTTCCTTTCAAGGCTCTAGCAGGAGTATATTTAATATCGCCTACTAGCATAGTTCTTGATGGAGTATCTAGCTGAGCAATATTAGTTGCTATATTACAACCATAAGGCTCTCCTACGTAAATTCCAGAAGACTCATAATATTTACCGGGGTTCCGTATACAGAATGATGTTGCAGCTCGAACTCTGTATGTACCAGGAAGAAGTAAAATACTCCCATCATTAGATAAAATCTGATCAGAGCTCGCATATGAACTTGCTAATGAATTAGCCCCAATAAAATTAAAAGGAATAATATAATTAATAGTATTTTTTATAATAACTTCTGATAAGTCAGAGGGTCTCATTTTATAATATAGTGCGATAGCTCCTTTAAGACCAGTGTTTACGTTCAGAGCGCTTGCTGCTATAAAAAAATTATCGTTTATTGAATTTAATAAATTGGTATTATTTTCAACCACGGGTCCGAATTCTGCATTATAATTTTTAAAAATAATATCTTTAATTGAGATAGTTCTTATTCCTTCAGAAGTATCAATAATGATCTTACTATTATTGTCAATTATTTGTATTGACGGTATATTGCTTAAATTAATTTCTGTAGTGTGATTACTCATTAAAAATTTGCATTGTTAGGAAATGATTTTCCTGATCCCCATATAACTCTGACCGCTCCTTGACCTCCATCCATAACATCTATGTTGGTGTCTCTATATGTTATACTGCGACCACCTTTTCCGAATACCGGGCCAGTTAGCGATGATCCATCATCTCCATTATCGCCTAGTATAGGCACACTATTGCTTCCTATGGGTCTACCAGTTCCTCCGACGCCGCCGCCGCCCCTGCCTCTCCAGCCAGTACCCCCGCCGCGGCCTCCAGGGTTAAGCCATCCAGTGCCTCCACCACCACCACCCCCATTGCTACCGGATTGACCATTAATAGGCGGAGTTAATTGGCTACCCCCATCGCCTCCATTACCGCTATACCCGCCGGCGCCGCCTCCGCCGCCAATAGATTCAAGCGGAGGGGTAGATCCTGGCTTGCGATAATTTTCTCCACCGTTGCCCCCTCTACTCACTGCATCCCCTCTTCCTGCAGATCCGTTGTTACCTCCAGGCGCGCGACATAATAGTTCTTCAGCAGTTGAATTTTTGCGACGAACCCAAAGTTCTGAATTACCGCCAATCCTACTAGTAACGCCCCTATTTTCCCAAGATCTTCCTTGACCAGGATCACCGGGCCTAAGAATTAAAGTATCGCCTACGCTTACTGGTATAAAATTTTTATATGCTAAACTTCCTCCGTTACCTCCTTTGCCAGCCCTATAAATTCCTTGAGTAAAATCCGACTTATACCCCCCAGCGCCACCGCCTATACATACTACATGAACGTGAGTTATTAAAGAATTTTGAATGGTATAATTTACAATCCCGCTGGTAGATGTTGCTGTTACTTGACCGGCTGGCACTGGTGCGGGAGTAGTTGGAGCAGGGGTAGTTGGAGCAGGGGTAGTTGGAGCAGGGGTAGTTGGAGCGGGGGTAGTTTGTCCAGCGATGCACTTGTGGTAATAAGTGGATGGATCTACTATATATTGTCGTTGAGAAATGACCCCATTTAAATCTACCCTAAAAATAGTATCATATGTTTGACCGACTTGCTTATTATTATCTATAATAAGACCGTACCACCCAGGCGATAATAATTTTAAGCTAGAGTCTCGAATATCATATTTTGCAAATCCAGTATCTACTACTCCTTGATTATTAGGCTGTTGGGTTCGATATCGAACATTATCCCCTACCTTTATATATCCCTGATATGATTTAGGCTCTGTAATATACCCTCTTAGATCCCCGACATAAGTGTTAGTATTACTTCTAAGTTGAAATGGTAGCGTTGTAATAGTAAATTTAGACGAAGCAGGTACGACGCTAGTGTCCTGAGCATCAATCCGCTGCAGCCAACCAGCGTTATAAATTAACGGTACTCTCTGCTGTAATACTAGAGCTTGGGATCTATACCCCGCGGGGGAATCTTCGAGAGGATTTAACGTATTTGTTTCCGAGATTCTTTCTATAATTAATCTCGATTGATTATACTGCTCTCTACCAAATAAATCACTCAAACTAAGGTATTTTATATCTACTTCGTTGTTATTTGTATCTTGGCTATATGTACCGGTTACGATACCGGGATATAAGCGACCGAGAGTATGTACCTTTAGCCCGTATTGTCTTGTTTTATCAGTATAAAAGAATCCGTTTAAGGTTAATGTAATACTTTGACCGACCGTGTTATAGGTAGATGAACCAGACCCATTTATAATAACTCTCTCAGGTGAAGTTAATTGAACAAACGATAGATATGCCCACAGTTGTTGTTTTTTTTGTATAAACTCGTCAATATTTTGTTGTTGCAAATCAATATTAACGTCTGGAGACAAACTAATACTTGCCCTTATTCTATATGTTCCTTTAGGTATCGATATTGTACCAGCTCCAAATACGATTTTATCTACATCGCATTCGAGATTATCTGTTTGAGTTGCTTCATCTATGCTAATTTCGAGCTTATTTACAATAGATTCATCTAATAACACAAGATTATTAGGGCCATAATATGGTATGTTACTCGAAACAATGTATTCTCTATAATTTGAAGAACTTAAAGTTCCCTGAGTAGTAACACTTGTTAAATCTATTAAGTGTGCTGTCGATCGACCGATACTTTTTTCGGTAAGTTCCCTAACTAATTCATTAAACTTATTATTCGTATAGCTAGAAATATCTAATACATTTTTTGAATCTTTTACGAGATCTTGCTGAAAAGAAATTTGGTCTTCAGAGACATATAAATTATCGTAATCTACGAGATATACCTGTTTATCGCTTTTTTCCACTATAATTTTATCGCCTGGAATAAAATCCGGACTGATTGGTAGATCGCTTATTTTTGGTATCTCCGACATAATAATATTTATATTAACTATCAATATATTGTTTTCTCATCTGACCGTATACGGAGATATTATCTTGTGGGTAATTATCATGGAAGCTAACAACTTTATTAGACTCAATTTTTACAAATGTATCGAAGTTAATACCTATCCCGGCCTTTATAGTATACGGGGCACTATCCAGAGAAACTACGCCGTACCAACCGTTACGAAGAGTGGATAATTCATCGATAAACAAATTTATAGGATTATAATAATTGGATATTCTGTTAAGATTAGTTATTTCGCCAAAACCTCTACCTATCTTTATATCCTTAGAGCTATTTTCAATAGATACAGGTGTATATTTTTGCAAATCTATTTTTTTAGTAAAAATATAACTGCCTATTTCTAATCTTCCTCCTGGTAAATTTGAAAAGGATTGTATATCTCCAGCCCATAGAGACCACGTTAAGTCTCCTGACATAATGGGAGTTTTAGACGGTACAGTCTCGCTATAACTTTCTAAAAATTTAGGATATACTAAATCAGTAAATTGCTCTCGCCATGTATTATAAATTTGATATCGCCTACATGTAGCTGCTATTAAATATAACTCAGGAAAAAGGTAGCTATCTTCAACTGATATTGTGCCAACATTAGTAGGCGATGATAATGTTTTTATAGATTTAATAGCATCAAATGTATTGTTTGCAAAATTTAGCCCTAATAAATCTAGATTCTCTCTTACACCACCGATAGAGATATTTGAATTAGAAGGTACATTATCCCAGGACCATCCATCAACATAAAATAAAAACCCGGAAAAATAAAACGATTGATTAGGGTATAAATCGTTTATCTGCGGTATATTAACATCCTGTATGTAGTTATTCTGACTCATATTTTATTCTGCATCTCTTGGAAAGCTCCTATTTTCTCCCCATATAATTCTAACAGCTCCATTACCCCCGTGTCGCGGAGATACATTTAACCCTATTGGTGCTCCCATGAATTCGCCCTTACCGCCGCCGCCGCCTCCAAAATTAAATCCAAATGATTTTCTTTCATCGAGATCTATACCGCGGTGTAAGTTTCTCGAGCCAGTTCTACCCGCATTGCCGTTAGCTCTTACAGCAGGTAGATTTCCTCCTATACCATCTACACCTATACCATATAGACCGACACCACCACCGCCTCCGCCAGCGGTACCGGTTCCCTTGCCTCCGGAACCACCGCCGCCCCCTCCTCCATTACTATCTTGACCATCACTATTCCAATTGCCCCCATTCCCCCCGGCGCTGGTATATCCCCCAGCGCCGCCTCCCCCGCCTCCAGCGGTAGCTCCTTCTGGAGTCGAGCCTCGCCCTCCGCGCCCGCCGTTTCCTCCCCCAATTCCTCTATTACGGTCTATGTCTGTGCTAGAAGATTTATTAGCGGGTTGAGCAACATTGCCAACTCTTCCTCCTCGACCTCCTGCAGCTCTTAATAGAACAAGGCCGTTTTGGTTATTCAACTTCACTACAGTATCCTCTCCATCAGTACCAGGAGTATCTTGGCCATCAATATTTACCCTATATGATGTTCCCCCGGCCCCTACATCTACCCATATTTTTGATCCCGGTGTGACTTTAATATTATTGCGCCATCTTAAGTCCCCGCCATTACCTCCATTCGGAATTAAATCATTTGTTGCGGCCCCGCCTCCTCCTGCTCCGACTGCTACTATATCTATAGATGTCACTCCATTGGGAACGATCCATGTATGAGCTCCTACGCCAGTAAACAATCTTTCCCCTGATGGTTGTTTGCGCGGAGGAGGAGTCGGAGTAGTATTAATAGGCGGCCCTCCTGTTAAGATTGGCCTCAGCGTAGTAGTAGCAGTGGGTCTAGTAGTAGTAGTAGTTGTTCTATTTTGAGGCACCGTAGATAATACATCTACCTCTGGGCCTGTGATTTCAAATTCAAAAGGATTATCTGTAATTTTTTCAAAGACAATTTGTAGAGGATTATATAGCGATGGAGGTAATTCACTCTCACTGTCCGGGCTAGGGTATCCTACGATATAAGTGCCAGCAGTATGAGCTTTTAGCTTAATATTAGAGGTTTTACATATAGAAATAAACCCGTACATGTATGTAACCCCTGTCGCAGGCATCTCATAATTTGATTTAAGATATGCTTCCCATTCTGCTTGAGTTCCACACCAGCTAGAGGGAGCAGCTGTGAGGGTTACTTCTGGCGCATAGTCAATAATAGGGGTGCTAACTAATAGGGATTCGTTCGGTTCTGTATCTTTATATAGTTCTAAAGTCAGATAGCCTCTATCTCCATTCCCATTAGACGTACCATTTGTATTAAAGCTGCCTGCGGGCCCAGCCAATGTAAAGGAGCCAGAGCATTCTACCTTATATATTCCAGGGGAAATATTTATACCTTCGTCAGATTGCGAATTTTCTAGCCCCGAAGCATCAACGCTGAATTGCGTTATATTGTCGATAGGGGGAGGAGCAATTGTACTGACTTGAAAATAATTTAGAGACAAATTAGTTGTAGCGATAGTTTGCTGACCGATGGTAAGACCGGTCTCGTTTGTGAATTCCTTAAGATATAAGCACAAAACTTCAGGAACTACAACAATATTAATCCTACTATCTACATATTCCGCTACATCCCCAGATATTTGCTGTGCCAATAATATATTACTCTCAAGAGTATTAGCTAGTTCAAAATTATTCCTATCAAATATAACATTGCCGAATTCTGTAATATATGTTTGATCATTAGGAGCTTGTACAATGATTTTATCAGTAGAATCAATAATTGAATTACTTTCAGGTAGAATTTGCCTTAAATTAGCATCAGACATCAAAAATATTTATGCAAAAAAGTTGATATATAAACTTAACATATTACTATATTTATATGGAGGATAAAATCGGCATCGCCTTTATAACCTGTAATAGAGAAGAATTTTTAAAACAGTCTGTAGAATCATTTCAATCAGATATTAAGGAACTCGAAAATGCGTCTGTAATTATTGTAAACGATGGCAAACCTTTACATAATAAATTTGATAATGTTACAAATAACAAGAAAAATTTAGGAGTAGGTAAAACCAAAAATATAGCTCTTAAAAAACTATATGAACAAGGCTGTGAGCATATTTTTATTATCGAAGACGATATTATTAAGAGAGTGGGATGTAATATTAATGTTTTTAAAGAATATATTAGATATAGTAAAACTACAGGTATTCAACACTTTATGTTTGGCTATCATGGTCCTGCAAATAAAGGAAATATTTCAAAAGGATCACCACTTCCTCGATTAGTTTTTGAATATTCCGATGATGTAAGAGTGTTATTAAATCTCCATTGTGTGGGAGCATTTTGTTATTACTCCGCGAAATGCCTTAATGCGGTAGGCTTTATGGATGAAGAATATAATAATGCGTTCGAGCATGTTGATCATTCATATATGATAGCGAAGGCGGATATGATTCCTGGATATTGGTGGTGGCCGGATATTGACAAGAGTTATGAAATTTTAGATGAAATACAATGTAGCGAGGAATCCTCCACTATTAGACCAAGAAAAGATTGGAAGGAAAATATATTGAAGGGGGCCGAGTATTTTTATAAAAAGCACGGATATAGACCGGCTTGGGATAATTATGTCCCAGATCAAAGCGATCAAAAAGTAAAGGAAAAACTTATCAATATTTTCGAAAAATATAGTGTTGATTTGAATTTATATAGAGATTAAATAACCGATATGGAAGAATTACCTTGGACCTGGACACTGAACAAAGCATATGATAATGATATAGTTGACGCGACTATTCATTCTTGTGATAATAAAACTCAATTTGCTGTTAAGGGAATTCCCGGGCAAATTGTAGATGGGTTCGTAGCGCTACTTACGAGTTCCTATAAGTGGGGTTGTACGGAAGTATCTATTAATGAGGATATTATAGGTGAATTGAATGAGTTACGAGAGCAAAAGATTCGCGATGCTCAAGCAATTGGAGGGCTCAAGGGCGCTATTACTAGACTCAAAAACAAGTATGGCGAAGAATGACGATTGATGCCATAGTCTTAAGTAAGACCGGTAGTTTAAATCACTACGGTATATCCTGTAGAACTATTAATAGTCTACAGGCATCGCGTGAGTGGGGCGGTAAAACTATTGTTGTCGAATCTATGACCGAGTCTCACTTGCAAGAAAATGGGTTTATTTACAATAATTGTGATATAATATTTCCAGAAATGGAATTTAATTATAACAAATTTTTAAATATCGGGATAAAGGCAAGCACGGCGGATTGGGTACTATTATGTAATAACGATATATATTTTTATAAAAACTGGCTTGTAGAAATGAAGAAAGCTATTTTTGATTATAAAGATATTAAATCGTTTAGCCCTATTAGCCCGACATGGCATCTACATCAAGGCCTTGAGAGCGGGTGTATTGTGGGATATGAAGTATCTAAGCATATATGCGGGTGGTGTATTCTTGTACGTAAAGATGTCGTTGAGTCATGTGATCTTTTTGATGAGAATTTTAAATTTTGGTACCAGGATAATGACTATTCGCTTACTCTTAAAAAGAACAATATTAAACACGGGCTGGTGACCAGCTCGCGAGTTGAGCATTATATAAGTAAGTCTTATGACTTATTGGGCGATACTGAAATAGACATGACTCACGGACAGCATCAAAGATTTATAGCAAAATGGAATTAGGCACTTGTATTAAGCGCACAACATGCGATAATAAAAGATTCAATATAGTTGTTCCGACTTATAATCATAAACATAAGTTAGAAGTAATTATAAATTGCTTTTTATCTCAAACTGTTAGTGATTGGATGCTAACAATAGTGTCAGACGGCCCCCCGGATATAGAATATAATACTATTATAGAAAGATACTCTGATATAGATAATATATCTTTCCACTATTTACATAAACGATATAATGACTGGGGACATACCCCTCGCGAATATGGGTTATATCAGGGTGATAGTGAGTGGACCGTAATGACGGGGTATGATAATTATTATGTACCTACATTTATCGAGGAGTTTTCAAGGGTTAGTCAAAATATAGATAACTGTGAATTTATATTCTGCGACCTAATTCATAATCATTTAAGAGATGGAATATCTTATAATAAGTATATGGATTCCAAGCTCGAGGTAGATCATATAGATATAGGCAATTTTGCAACTAAAACATCGACGTTGAGGGAAGTTGGATTCCCGTTTAGATCATTCGCAGCTGATTGGGAATTAGTAAAGGTTTTAAAGTCTGTAATCTCGGAAAAGGGAGGAAATATTGTTAAATTAAATCAAACGCTTTACGTTCACAATTAAATGAATATTGACTGCTATACTATTACATATAATGAGGAAAAAATAATAGACTTTTTCCTTGACCATTATTCCAAATTTTGTAGAAATATAACGGTATTTGATAACTGCTCAACTGATAGCACCGCAGATATAGTAAAGCGATATAAAAGCGATACTATTCATATCGAACAATATAATAGTGAAAATACCCTAAACGATAGCATTTATTTACAGATAAAAAATAACTGCTGGAAAAATTCTGATGCAGATTACGTAATTATAGTAGACTGCGACGAATTGCTATACCATCCAAGTATAGTCTCGTTTTTCGAGACTACAAGCCAGCCTGTTTATATGCCCTACGGTTATGATATGGTGAGCGATAGCTTTCCAGAGAAAGGTAAAAGTATTATTGAGCAGATTACCGAAGGAGTTAATTCGCCTAATTATTCGAAGATGTGTGTATTCTCTCCTAAGTTCATTAGCGATATAAATTATACCCTCGGGTGCCATAGAGCAACCCCGCGCGATATTCACGGGGTAAATACATCACCGTATAGGGACGACGAATTAAAATTATTACATTATAAAAATATATCATTTGAATATCGATATAATAAGCATGTTGAATATAATCAAAGGTTAAGTGATTTTAATAAAAAAGGGGGATCGGGAATACATTACTCGTATGAAAAGGAAAAACAATTTGACGAATTTTGCACTATGCTTAATAGCAAATTTAAAATTATATAATATATTATGGAAAGAGAATTTAATATATACGGAGTACAATACAACTTTACCTCCAGTTCAAATGATAGTGTTAAATGTTTAGATTGGTTCCTGCCGCTGTTTAAAGAGGGGGGATGGGAGTCCGATACATTCAAAATTTTTGAATGTGTGAAAGATAGGGATAAAGTAGCAGTAGATATTGGGGCGTGGATTGGTCCGACGTCAATATGGCTATCGAATAATTTTAAGAATGTTATTTCGATTGAACCCGATCCTATAGCTTATAAGGCGCTAAAAGATAACTTAAAAAATTCTAACTGCAATAACGCTATTACAGTTAATAGGCCTTGTTACAATGAAGAGAAAGAAATAGTTTTTGGGGTTAATAGTTTTGATAAAAACTTAGCCCGTGAGGGGTTAGGGTCATCTACAAGTCAAATAAAAACGACAACAGACGACTCCCAGGATTGTATTCAAACGGCAATAACGCTTAAATACTTAACCAATTTTAGTGTTTTTAGTGAAATTTGTTTTGTGAAGGTGGATATAGAAGGCGGAGAAGAATATATTTTGCTGGATTTATTTGAATACGCTCAAAAAAATAGATGGAAACTGTATATATCGTTTCACTATAATTGGTGGAGAGAAAAAAATATTTTAAAATATAAAAAATTATTTAATACCCCTGCTCTCAATAATATTAGAGTATATAACAAAAATCTAACAGGTAATGAATTAATTTATTATATAATAAATAACCCGTTTTGTTCAGTTTACTTTGAATTTTAAATGAATGAAAAAATAACGGTTACCCTTACTCACTGCCGACGGCCAGAATTACTCGATCGAACAGTAGACTCTTTTTTAAAGACAAATCAATACCCTATTGATGAATTTTTAATAATTGACGATTCTGGAGATCCTCAATATATCCACTCTATTGCAGACAAATATAAAGATGTAGCTACAATTATAATAAATGAGAAAAATTTAGGACAGCGGCAATCTCTGGATATTTTATTTAATATTTGTAAAAATGAATATATTTTTCATCTCGAAGAAGATTGGTTGTTCGATGGTAGCTCTACAACGTACATAAATGATTCGTTGATAATTTTAAAAAACAGGCCCGATGTACATCAAGTACACATAAGACATCAAGATGACGATCCTCACCCCACAGTAGGGGAAGTCAATTATATAGAAAATATAGGGTGTAGTTTTCTGGATCCTAATTTTAGAGAAGTTTGGAATGGCTTTAGTTTTAATCCGGGCTTAAGAAGAAAATCAGATATTAAAAAAATGTTTTCAGAGGGGTTGGTAAAGTTCGAAGACGAGCTGCAAGCTTCTTTGCATACGAGAATATTTAATTACAAGGCGGTTCGATTAGAGAATACCGCGTGCCACCATATAGGGTATGGCGTGTCTACCCAGACGGGCAGGAGGGGATTATAAATTTATGCATAATATTATATTAGGGGAGACGTGCTTGCTATCCCATCAACTTAGGCGACTTGATATATTAAATGGGCCGAAAGGTTTATTTGAAAATATGCTGATAAATCTGGATGGCGTGCAGTTTATTATTAAGGATGATTTATCGCAAGTTATTGCGAGAGATCATTTATCTTATGAATACTATACGTATTACCCGGATTATGGTGTAGGTGACTATAAGTGGATAAATAAAAAATATACCTTAGATAATGATAATATTTTTAGCTGGCCAGTTTGTTGCTTTTTTCACTATGATAAATTTACTATATATCAAATAGAATCTTTAAAAAGAAAAATTGATAGATTAAAAAGTAATTTAGAAGATAGTGTCAATGTAAATTTTTTTTATTATTATAAAGGATCCATTAAATATAATATAGATCTTTTTTTACAAAAAGCTAAAAATTTTATAGAATTCGTATCAAAGAAATATAATAAAGTATTTACAATGACAGTTATAACTAAAAATTATTCGAAAGATTCATATATATTGCGCAGCTCCCTCGGAAGTATAAATTGTATTGATTTTTTATCACCTCACTCCTGGGACGAGCCTAATGATAACTGGAATGGCTCGAGTGACGATGATTTATTTGATAAATTTGCCGAATATTATAAAACAATCACTACAAAATAAAACAAGATTGATTAGAGTACTATTAAGTAAAAAAAAATTTTACAGGATTAACAAGGAACAGCGCATTTGTTGAGGAATGTGCGCGATCGTTTTAAATAATCTATTTGATTTTTATAATAGCTTAGTTATATTATAATATATGATTATAAAAGATGTAAAACTCTACGATGGATCTCTTATTCATAAGAGATTTGCTTATAAATATTTCCGCAACCATACTCTACCAATTGGCAATATTGTAGCGTTTAGAGCGCCGATGGATGTATCGATCGATAATATGATCGACCAAGAAGATGTTCTTCAAAATGATACTATCATTAGTGATGATGCTATTAACTTCTGCTGGGAAATTCCTAATATGTGCCCGAAAGGTGCTGTAGCTTTTCAGCGGCTTTTTAATACTCAAATTGCGAATGTTTTATCTCTTGAATTTCTTAAGAAGCCTATTGAAGTTAAGGGAGATGATTTAATGGTTGTAGATGAATTTAACGGAAGTGATAATAAGCTTCGCGATAAAGGTAAGTGCAGCGTATCGATTACATATTCAAAAGATAATGTTGCTATCGGTCACACCGGTATTAATGTGAGCGCTGGTAGAAAGGCCCCGCCCTTCGCGTATTCGACTAATCTTAGTGATGAGGATGCTACCAAATTTATGAATAACGTCGTGCAAATCTTTTATTCTATTAACGATGAAATTTTTATTGCGTCTTCAAAAGTGGATTTTTGATTTTCTATGCTCTATGGGCCAGCATCAGTGGCAGCCTGTTCAGTGTGCGTTTAAGCTGCAGATAGATAGTAGCAACTATCGCTTAATAGAGTGTAGCCATTGCTATAAATGCAAATATGTTCAGTATCCAAATAAAATGATTGAATGAATATTTTCAATATAATTAATTCTCTTTTCTTTTCTAAGAAAAAAATCGACCTGTCTCTAGATAGTGAATCTCAATTCTCTCCATATATGATTAATAGATGGATGTCAATGTATTCTGACGAAATGCTAGTTATTATTAATAATACATCTAACAAATACGGTGGGCTATTTAAGAATAAGGATCAGCAATATAACTGGTATTTTAATTTATTTCCAAAGATTCGATTTAAAAAGATACAGTATATTAAGAAGAATAAAAAAGCAAAAGAAGAAATTAAAGAAGATAATTTACCGCTTATAGCAAAGAATAAAGAAATTAGTGTGAGAGAGTTAAGACTCTATAAGGATTTTTTCGATAGTTGATAAAAAAATTTTAACAAATATATAATAACATGCGAGCTAATATAGACCAATTACTGCCTGAGCGCGGGCTAATACAAATCTCAGCCGACTCAGCAGTCGATATGGATATTGATAATTTTAAACTAACACGTCTTCATGGGGATGTTTTATTTTGCGAATACATTGATATGTCAGAAGATGGAGAGTCTATTTTGAGAAATGGTATTTATGTTCCGTTGCATGCTCAAACAAAAGCTTGGCGCAAAGCCAGAGTAGTAATAGCGGGAGTTGAGGCTAAATGGACTAAAGAAGATGAAATTGTAATGTTTCCAAATAACTATGGGGTTGGTATTGAAAATTTAGAAATTGACGGAAAAGGAAAAATTAAGCACGGGGTATTTCTAAATGAGTCTAGAATATTCGGAGTTTGCGCAAAATCAGAATAATATGAAAATTGGTAGAGCTAGTTTACAGTCTTTGCTTCTCAATAATGTGGCAGAGATTAGATTTAGACGTCGAAGCAATGATCCGACAAGACCTCCGTATAGAACGATGCTGTGCACTAATAGCGATGATATTTTAAAAGGTATTAATGGTCAAATAACTTTGAACTTTGACCCGCCTAATCAAGGCCCGAAATATAACCCTGCTTCAAAAAATATTGTTATTACATGGGATATTTTAATGCAGGAATTTAGAGCTGTATCGATGGATGATTGTGAATTACTAAACCAATATCCGGCGGGTGAAGAGTTTTGGAAGGTCTTTAATGAAAAATTTTACCCTATGTCAGCAGAACAAAAAGTCCTCTACATGAACGCATGATTAATAAAGAGTCTATAGAAAAGAAAATATCGAATCTATTACAGCGAAATGTAAAATTTATTATTAATAATAAAGTTATTCGCAGCGGTAAGCTATTAATCTTTAACATTAAAGATTTTTATGCAAGCTTCACGATTGTATCTGAGAATGATACAAAGGTGTATGAATTGCCTTATCCTTTTTCAGTTAATATTGAGGAGAATAGAGTAGAGTTTGATTATACTTTAGACACTCTTGCAGGTAATAACACAATGCTTCTTTATAAGTTAAAGGTATTAAACAGAGTGAAGAAAAACAAAATGTTTAATAATAAGGTGGTTATACAATTTGATATTTAAATTTTAGATATTATATTAGATAATGCTTATATCTAATTTTCCGACCGGGGTTTCGCCTAGACCGGCGCAAATAGATCTTATTAATAAGATCGAAAAAGCTTTCGAGGAATACGATATTGTTATATGTAGCGCGCCTACAGGAACTGGTAAATCTTTTCTATCTAAAACTCTTGCTAATGCGAGTAAATCGCCAGATGAAGAATTCGTCGACGACATAACTTCTTATAGGGCGTTTCGACAAGATTATGAAGAGGTTTGGTCTAATCAGGGAGCAGCAGTATTGACAATAACCAAAGCTCTTCAAGACCAATATACATCGTTATTCGATGATTGCGAATCCCTGAAAGGTAAAGGTAATTATAGATGCGCTGTAGATCCAAACTGCGATGTTGAAATAGCGCCGTGTTTATATTTGCCAAAATTAAAAAAAGAATGTTGGTCTAAAAATAAATGCCCGTATTATGAGCAGCGCAATAGAGCATTATCGAGCAAATTCTCGACCTATAATTATGATATGTTTTTCGCGCTCCCTACTAATTTAAAATATAAAGACTATTTAATTTGCGATGAGGCGAGTGAAATCGAAGACCAGCTAGTTAAGCACTTCACGCTTAATCTAACTGAGAAGACTTTAAAGTTTTTAGATATTAAAGCTAAGCTTCCGAATGTAACTAACTATAATACATTTTATAAATGGCTTGTCGATTTAAATTCTTTGGTTTCTGATTTAGTAGTAGAGTTAAAACAGCTTATTGGATCAAATAAAAAAACAGAAAAAGATGTTACTAAATTTAAAGCGTTGTCAAGGCTAAATGATAAGGTGAAGCTTATTGTTAATTCGTGGGAAAATTGTCAATATGTTCTTACTAAGAAAAAAGACTCAATTACTGTTACCCCGTTATATATTTCTTCTCTATCTTCTGAGATTTTTAAATACGGTAAAAAGATACTTTTAATGTCTGCGACAATTATTGATCCTCAAAATTTTGCTAAAACTCTCGGCATTGAAAAGTATAAATTTATCGAATCCGAATCTCCATTCAATCCAGAGAGGTCCCCTATTTTTATTTCGTCAAAATATAAATTAAACTATCAAAACCTACAACAAAACTTGCCAAAGGTCGCTGATTTAATTCAGCAAATTTGTGATGAGCATCATAATACTGACAAGGGGGTAATTCATACTCATACAAGTAGTATAACTGAGTTTTTAAAGAACAGACTTAAAGGGGATAGATTTCAATATAGATATGAGGAAGTAAACAATGAGAAACTTTTGCAAGAGCATATTGCAGCAGACTTTGCAAGCGTATTAGTTAGCCCTTCTATTACCCATGGGGTAGATTTAAAGGATGATTTAGCTCGATTTCAAATAATTGTTAAATTGCCATATATGCCTTTAGGGGATGATCGTATTAAAAAGCTATTCGAAGAAGATTCAAATTGGTATACTAATAAAATGCTATCAAGCTTAGTTCAGGCTTGTGGTAGAGGGATTAGAAGCCAGGAGGATTGGTGTGTTACTTATATTCTTGACGGAAGCGCGGTAAGTGTAGTTCAGCGAACTAAAGATAAATTGCCTAAATTCTTCCTTGATAGAATTCAGTAAATAAATAATAATGTGAAGAGTAGAGCGTTTAGTTGGGAAATACATGACCTTGTTGGTCAATTTGTAGCTGCATTTGACGATGTAGTTATCGGACGCTTCAATCGCGAACGAGAAGAAAAAGATAAAATTCAAGTTGCGTATGTTTATCAGCCTAAGGCGCGTGTTCTCCATGATATTGAAAATCGAGCTCAAAATTTAAAGTTGCCGATTGGCTCAATTGTTATTGAAAGTATATCAAGAAATAATAATAGAGCTTTCAATAAGATTGAAGGATTTACCTATCCGGCAAGAAGGCAGGATAAATTTACGAAGCAGACGGTAAAAATACCTCCGGTTGTTCCGATTGATATTAAAATAAAATTGTCCTTGCTTGCAACTTATCAAACAGATATAGATCAATTAATATCTAACTTTGCAGCGTACGCTAATCCGTATATTATTATATCCTGGAAGGTGCCAGAAGAGTTCGGACTTCCTGTCACAATGCCAATTAATACTAAGGTAGAGTGGGATGGCAATATAGCAATTACATACCCTCTTGATATTAATCATTCATCTAGATCGGTTATAACTGCTGATGCGTCATTTACTATAGAGGGTTGATCCTATTAATAATATCTTCTTTATCGACGCTAATTTTCATAATACAAGAATCCTATCAGCAGGAAACTTTATTACATATGATGATTATGCTACTCTGTCTGGGGCTGATTATGATTACAGCGAAGGCCAGCTAACTGTGACGGAGGTAGATACGGTCAGTATATCTGGCTCACCTACTATAACTAACGTATTTTACTCTCCATCAGGCGCCGGGCGCGGAGCATTCCCGCTAATTAATACAAATTATACTATTACAAATCCAGGCGATATTATTCTGTATGGTAAGCGCTTTAATTATACAAGAAATGTTTATGTTAGTGCAAATACTCCCGCTTTATACGGATCATTAACCGCTGTTAATTTTAAATATTTCCCTTCACTTACAGCGGCTCCTCTGCCATTAAGTTCATATAGAGTTATCACAGATAATATTATGGAAATAACTCTCCCTAATATTACAAATAACGGAAGCTTCAATATCGTAGTAGATACAATCGTGGGGTGGGATACGAGCTATAGCGCTATGTCCGGGTATTTTATTACCTAATTTGGTTATTGTATTTTTTACTTTTATTATTAAATAATTAAGTAAATGGCAAAAAATTTTACAGGAGAAGGCAAGCAATCTACATTTGGTCGTAATTTAATGAATTACGTAGCGTCAAAACTGCCTTATTCGGGGTTTGAAGCTATCGATACAGCTCACGAATCAAACCCGAAATTTAAATATTTCGAAAACCAAGGGGTAAGAAGACCAGAGGTCCTTGCTAAACATTCGATATCTCAGTCGAATGAATTTAATAATGAAGGCATAGGCCTTATAGACGCTGCAGGCAAGTTCAGCGATATGATGTATGCGAACGTTCAAAAGAACAAGCATGCAAGAATAAATGATTATCGAGTGATGGCGGCATTTGCAGAAATTGCAGACGCTCTTGATGAGATTTGTGATGAGGTTATTAATAAAGATGATAACGGAAATATTGTAAAAATTGAGCTACAGAGACAGTTTGAAGAAGATCTTTCATATGATGATAAAGAGCAATTGTTATCTGAATTTAAAAAATATATTAATTATTTTGAGCTCGAAAGAAAAGGATGGAGTTACTTTAGAGATATATTAGTTGAGGGTGAAGTGTATTTTGAGCATATTATACACTCCAAGCATGCAGATAAGGGTGTATTAGGCATTGTCCGTATACCTACCGAGCTTATAGACCCTATTTACAATAATATACAAAATCTTTTGATTAAGGGATTCTTATACAGAAAGCCTATTATCGACCCTACCAAGCCAAATAAGGCTGAAGATAATTTCGATTATATACCTCTCAACGAGAATCAGGTTGTTTATTTTGATAGTGGAATTTGGAATGAAACTAAAACAGTAAGACTGCCATTTATAGAAAATGCACGTCGAGCTTATAGACAGCTTTCCTTGATTGAAGACGCTATTCTTATATATCGATTGGTTAGAGCGCCAGAGCGTTTAATTTTTAATGTTGACGTTGGTAATATGGCTCCGCCTAAGGCTGAACAGTATTTGAGAAAATTAATGTCTCAATATTGGTCTACAAAAACGTTTGACGCAAATCAAGGAGACATAGTTAATAAATTTAACCCTCAATCGATGCTCGATGCATTCTGGTTCGCAAAGAGAAACGGCCAAGAAGGTACATCAGTTACGCAGCTAGCCGGTGGTGCAAATTTGGGCGAGCTTTCTGACTTAATGTATTTTGTTAAAAAGCTTTATAAAGCTTTAAAAGTGCCGGTGAATCGCTTAAGTGAAGAATCAGCACTACAAGATCCCAAATCTACATTGAGAGAAGAATTAAAGTTTGCTAAGTTTATTGTTAGGATGCAACAGCATTTCGCAACTAGCTTAAAGCAAGGGTTTATTACCCATCTCAAAATGACCGATTTGTGGGAAGATCTCAACATAAAAGAGATAGATTTTGATTTGAGTTTCAATCCTCCGTCGAATTATTATGAGCTAAGAGAAGCTCAAAAATTAGGAATAAAGCTAGAAAATTATAATAATATATCTCAAAACGAGTTGGTATCTAAGACGTACTGTCAGAAAAAGTATCTTGGCTGGGATGATCATGCTATACTCGCGAATAGACAGTACTTACGAGTTGACACTGAGCTGAAATGGGAGTTGGCTCAAATTGAAAATATGGGACCGAATTGGCGAGAACAAATTGCCGCGCAAGCTCAAGGCCTTGAAGGCGCTGCTGGAGGCGAAGCTGGAGGAGGAATGGATCTAGGAGCTGCCGGCGGTGGAGCAGAATTAGGAGGAGGAGCGCCTCCAGCGTTTAGCGGAGGACCGGCTGAGGTAGGCGCGGCAGGTGAAGCGCTCGCACCGGAAGGAGAAGCTCCTGAAGCTACTCCCGAGGCTGCTCCAGAAACTCCAGCTTAAGCTATATTAAGCCATAAATATTCATATGGCGTCGTGTAGCATAACCCCGATATCTGCTTTTCAATCTACCAATCTTAGCAATAGGATTAATACCTATAATAGATTGGCAGATAGAGTTGTTAGATCATTAGGCGCGCCTTTAATTCAGGTTGAGCTACATCAGGATCAAATATTTGAAAATATTTCTATAGCTATAGAGATGTTTACAAAATTTGCAGGCTATACCGCAGAATATCTAGTATTTGATTCAGATTTATATGAAAAAAATAAAGGATTAAGATTAGATTATCTTTTTACTCTTTCTAACCCTACTCTGACCTTAGAGCAAAAAGTAGATCATAAAATACAATCGCCGGAAGCTTCTTTCTATATAACAGAGCCAAAAACTATGTATATAGCAACTTCGGGAATTGCTAGTTCATACTTTACAAGTATAAATCATTTGAGTTCTGTTTTCGAAAATGGGGTGTTCCAGAATCAAATTTTTGATCAAACCACATATAATGAAATATTAACTTCATTTTCATCGAGCAATACCTTAAGCACAATTCCAGTATCATCTTACTTTATTGAGTCTTTTATTAATCAACCGACAGTTAAGGGAGAGACTATTGTCAGACAGTCTGACTACAAGATGGCTAATATGTTTGATTACGATATTTTAGACTATCGTAAGGTCATGGCGGTCTCAGAATTTGAAGAAGGATCTACGACTGGCATTAATACTCTCTTTACAATTGAGCAAACCTTAGCGCAACAGACATACTTCTCATACGCAATGGGTAATTATGGCTTCGATCTTGTCTCTTGGTATACTTTAAAAGAATGGCTTGAAATGAGAGAGAAACTTCTCGCGATTCGTAGAACATACACGTTTAATGATCGTACTCAAATACTTCAAATGTATCCAGAGCCAACGGCAAATTCAAGATTTTATGGAGTGTTATCTTGCTATGTAGAGAAACCTATCAGAGATGTAATAAAAGAGCCTTGGGTATATCAATATACTTTAGCATTATGTAAAATTACATTAGCTCAAATTAGGGGCAAATATGGGTCTCTAACACTTTTTGGCGGACAAACTTTTAATTCAACTGATTTAATGACACAAGGAACGGCGGAAAAGGCTGAGCTCGAGAAGAAGCTATATGAAGGTAATTCCCCAGGATTCGGGGACGCGGATCCTGCTATGTTCTTTGTCGGTTGAATCATATGAAAACATTTAAACAATATTACGGGAATCAGCGACTTATACAAGAGGCAGCAATTGATAAACTTCAAACAGCGCTTGATATAGTTGGATTCGAACCGACAGTGGGTACGGTAGCAGATGCTACAAACGCAGTAATATCTGGTTTAAGAGCTGCCCTTGCAAAAGAAAAAGATTTAAAAAAGAAACACTTAATCAATATGGGAATTTCAGCAACTTCACTTATACCGTTTGCTGATGTTATAAAAATATTAAAACTTCGCAAATTAGGCAAAAAGCCTACAAGGCTAGCTATATCGGGGGCAAGAGCCATAAAGTCATCAGCAGAGACTAAAAAAGCTCAAGGGAATAGATTTAGTGAAAAAGAAACAAACATATAAACAGGGTGTTTTTAAGCCTAAAAATATTCTAAAGTTTGAGGGCACAGCAGCGGTTTATCGCTCCTCTTATGAACTTAAGTTTTTTAGATGGTGTGATGAAAATCCTAATGTTGTAAGATGGGGGAGCGAAAATATAGTTATACCTTATATTAATCCAAACAATAATAAATTTTCGAGATACTTTGTAGATAACTTTATTGTTTTAAAAGAAGGAGACAAGACAAAAAGATATTTAATTGAAATAAAACCCGCTAAACATACAAAACCTCCTGACCCTAAGCGCTATCGCAATAAGAATAATCTAATCTATGAACAAGCCATGTTCAATCAAAATCAGGCTAAGTGGAGAGCGGCGAACGAATGGTGTAATAAACACGGCGCAGAATTTATTATATTAACAGAAAAAGAATTAAATATATAATAAAAATACAATAAAAACTATATTTTTGTAATAAGTAACTATAAATATATATATGGGATTCCGATTAATTACTGACGAGGCGGCCTCATCTCTCGATGAGTTCGAATATATATTTGAGGAAAAAGATAGAAACCAGCCTAGGTCTCTCTTCATACAGGGGCCATATATGCTCGCCGAAGCTGTAAATAGAAATAAGAGACGGTACCCTATTCACGAAATGAGATCGGAAGTTGATAGGTATACTCGCGAAATGATCGGCAAGAAGAGAGCTATGGGAGAGCTTAATCACCCCTCATCTGCTGACGTAGATTTAGAAAGAGCATGCCATCTAGTGGAGTACCTTAAAGAGGAAAAAGAAGGGGATAGATACGTATTCGTTGGAAGGTCTAAAGTTTTAACTACACCTTGCGGTAAGATCGTCCACTCTCTCGTTAATGATGGGGTGACAGTAGGTATGTCTTCAAGAGCACTTGGCCAGCTCACTGAAAAGACTTCTTATAATGAAGTTCAAAATATGAGGCTCGTGGCTATTGACTGCGTTGCTGATCCTTCTTTTAGCGAAGCATTTGTAAATGGTATACTAGAATCAAAAGAATGGGTGTTGAAGGACGACGGTCACTTTGAAGAGCATTACGATGCTTTTGAAAAATCTTTCTTAAACATACCTTCTAAAGAAAAACAACAATATTTAACAGAACAAATTATCAAATTTCTGAAAAATATTCACTAAGTAGTATAAATATATATAATGAATAAGACTATTCAAAGCAAGTGCTTAAAAGGATTTGTTGCTTCGATTCTCGAAGAAGATTACAAATTCTCTAAACTTTTTTTAGAAAAGGCCGTTCAGCTTAAAATAAAAGAACGGATTAAACAAGCAAATCAAAATAAAATTTTTAACCCATGAGCAAACAAAAATCACAATCGACCGGTAACATAATTACCGTGTTAAAAGAAGCGACTAACGGTCTTCTTAATGAAGAGTCTCTTCAAGCTATTGAATCTGCCTTTAATGAAGAGGTCGAGAAGCGCGCTACTCTTCGTGAGCAAGCAGCTTTAGAGCTTCAAGATCAAGAGTATTCTGAAAAGCTTATTCAAGTTTTAGAGGCTATCGATCGCGATAAAACAAGAAAGCTCGTTAAGGTAGTTGAAGCTATCGATAAGAATAACGCTAAGAAGCTCTCGCGAGTGGTTAATAAGTATAAGAAGACTCTTCATACCGACGCTAGAACATTTAAAGAGTCTGTCGTTAAGCACATTAGTGATTATTTAGAAGTTTATTTAGAGGAATTAATACCTCAACAATCTATTAATGAAGCGGTTAAAAATAAGAAAGCCTATACAGTGCTCGCTGGGTTGAGGAATCAGCTTTCTATCGGTTCTTCGCTTCTTGATGAATCTGTTCGCTCTGCTGTTATTGACGGGAAGCAACAAATCGATGCTCTTGAAGCTCAGCTTGACGAGAAAAATAAGCAAATCGAAACATTAACAGAGCATTTTAGAGCGGTTGCTGCTAACTTACTGCTCGAACAGAAGAGCGCTGGTCTTCCTTCCAAGAAGAAAGAATATCTTAAGAAAGTTCTTGGAAGCAGATCCCCTGAATTTATTAATGAAAACTTTGAGTACACTCTTAAACTTTACGATAAGAAAGAAAGAGAGCAACTTGAAACTCTTAAGGAAGAAGCCATGGAAACTCGTAGAGTTAAAGTAAAGGCTCCTTCTATTGAAGATATGATAATTAATGAAAAGGTAGATAGACAACCCGTTCGTCAGCAAAATATAAACGATATCTATCTTGAGCAATTAAATAAATATATGTAAGGTTTTTTAAACCCTTTATGTCGAGGCTCGCGAAGCCTGAACTAAGTGAAAGAATACGAAAAATATGAATAACTACATCGATCAAAATAGAGCGAAGACCCTTCTTGAGAAGTGGGCCCCAGTGCTTAACTATCAGTCTAAGTCTATTGCTCCTATTGAAGATGAGCGTACTCGTGTTAACACAGCTATCATGCTTGAAAACCAAGAGAAGTGGTGCCGTGACCCTGAAGGTGGTCTCCTTATGGAGAACAACTATTCTGGTAACGCTGGTGCTTTTGGCGGAGGTTCCTCTGTTGGGGGAATTTATAGCCCTTCTACCGGGAAAGTCACAAGCAACGATGGCTATGCTACTGGCGATGCTCGCCTTCCAAAGATTCTTATTCCGATGATTCGTCGTACTTTCCCTGAATTAATAAGTAACGAGATCGTTGGCGTTCAGCCAATGAGCGGCCCTGTTGGCCTTGCGTTTGCGTTGCGCTACAAGTATAATTCCGCCGGTCTTGGTACTGGTGGTGTTGATGGTGGCCAATCCTCGCCTGGCACCCATACTGCTGTCGGAAACGCCAGTGGTAGGGAACTCGGCTACCAATTCATCGATACTCGCTTCACAGGTACCTCGTCTAGCCGACTTTCCGGTGGTAGTGCTTGGACTTTCGCAGCTCAGGATCAAGGCGTTGCCGAGATTCTTAAGAACTGGGAAATTAACAACAACATCCCTCAAGTTGACATTTCGTTCGAGAAGACCGCCGTTGAAGCTGGTACCAGACGTCTTGGCGCTCGGTGGTCCGTTGAACTTGAGCAGGACCTTAAGAACATGAATGGTATCGACGTTGATGCTGAAATCACTAACGCTATGGCGTATGAGATTCAAGCGGAAATCGATCGTGAGATGATTGTTCGCATGATCCAAACCTGTCTTAACACCGCATTAGGCGTTGGGTACTCCGTTTGGTCTCCTGCTTCTGCCGACGGTCGCTGGTTAGTTGAACGAAACAGAGACTTCTATCAAAGACTTATTATCGAAGCGAACCGCATTGCTGTGCGTAACCGTCGTGGAGCTGCAAACTTTATTGTTTGTACTCCCCGGGTTGCCGCTATTCTCGAAATGCTTCCGGAATTCCAGTGGGTCCCGGTCCAAGGCAACGTGAATACTCAGCCTGTTGGTATTGCTAAGGTAGGTAATCTTGGTGGACGTTTCAACGTTTATCGTGACACTCGTACGGAAGTTCAAAATACTGGTAAATATGGAGACAATGGATATACCGGACATACCTCGGGCGTGGAATACGCGCTCCTTGGTTATAAGGGTCCTGAGTTCTACGATACCGGTATTATCTACTGCCCGTACATTCCTGTCATGGTTCAACGTACGATTGGCCCGAATGATTTCGCGCCTCGTGTTGGCTTGCTGACACGATATGGTGTGGTCGATAACATCTTCGGAGCTGATCTGTATTACCACATTATTATTGTTCAGGGACTTGGTGCGGCGTTTACGCCGGCTTCGCAATCCGTGTATTTCTAACTTGTTTAGAAAGAACAATTTAGAGAACCTAGTAAGAGAAATCTTACTAGGTTTTTCTATTATAGCTCATAAGGTTATTAACGCGAAAATATTTTAAATTAAATTTTTAAAAAAGTTATTTTTTAGTAGAAAATATATTTGGAGACCATAAATCTTATCTAGAAAGACTGAAGAGTTGTTAGTATTTAAAAGATCTACTAAATATTAACATGCATTGGTTTACATCTGATCTACATTTTTTAGATAGCAATATTGAGAGACATCATAAGCCTTTTAGATCGCCTGAAGAGTATTATTTTACCGTTATTAATAATATTAATGAGAAGGTAGAAGAAGATGATATATTGTGGGTTATTGGAGATGTTTTTATTACAGATTACTACGACCAAGCTAAGATGTATCTATCTAAAATAAAATGTAAAAATAAAATACTCATAAAAGGCAATCACGACACAGAAGAAAGAATACCTATTTTAGATTTATATTTTAGAAAAATACTCGACGAATGGGAGGGCGAGATAGAAGGTTTACAAATTTATATGAATCATATACCCTCTAAATGCCCGAAATCTAAATTCTCATTGACCGGGCACGTTCACGATGCTTGGAAAATAAGAAAAAATCTAATCAATGTCGGAGTCGATGTTCATCATTATTTCCCTATATCTTTAACCGATGTAAAATGGTATAAGGATAAGATGGATGGAAACGTATTTGATGAAGAATCTTATATTGATTAAGATACAGAAATACCGCCTCTAACTCCTGGGAGCATTTGTTTAAGCTGATCAGCAGTGTATTTTTTTGCTATTGGAGTATTGGCTAAATCTAAACTACCTCCTACTTTAAGACCAGTGGGTAATTGAGTTATTTGGGTATTTCTTAAATCTAATTGCCCTCTTACTTTAAGACCAGTGGGTAATTGAGTTATTTGGGCGTTATTTAAATATAAACTACCTCTTACTTCAAGATCAGCTGATAATTGGGTTATTTGGGTACTTGATAGATTTAAATTTCCACCAACTTTAAGACCAGCTGGTAATTGGGTTATTTGGGTACTTGATAGATTTAAATTTCCACCAACTTTAAGACCAGCTGGTAGTTTGGCTATTGGAGTATTGGCTAAATATAAACTACCCCCTACTTTAAGATCAGCTGGTAGTTTGGCTATTGGAGTATTGGCTAAATATAAACTACCCCCTACTTTAAGATCAGCGGGTAGTTGAGTTATTTGGGTATTGGCTAAATATAAACTACCCCCTACTTCAAGATCAGCTGGTAATTGGGTTATTTGGGTATTAATTAAATATAAATCTCCCTGTACTTTAAGACTAGCAGGTAGTTGAGTTATTGGGGCATCATTTAAATCTAAATCTCCTTGAGATCCATTCTTAATATACTCTTCTACTTTTTTATAAGCTAACTTG